ATATCGTATTCTAAATGTATCTTTAGAATTTACTTGTTTATATTTCATTTTCTTTTTGTTTTAATTGTTCGCGAATCTTTGTTGCTGAAATTTGTGCAATTTCATCTGAAGGAACATGTTCAATGATGTCATATCCTACATCTCTTCCAATGTTAATTGAATCAATGTCTGGAATGATTACAATCGCTATACTCCCTTGCTCTATTTCTTTATTAAATCGAGTTAATAAAGATTCATATATTTGATATGCTGTCCACGGATTCTTTTCATCAACTTCAACATTTCTAATGGCAATACAAACATTTTTACCTTTTTCAAGAGATTGATTGATTAACCACTGATGCCCATCATGCCAAGGTTGCCAACGGCCAATATACATATCAAACTTTTTTTTACCTTGCGTTTTGTTTGACGCTTTTACAATAACTTTTTCCATAATAATTGAAATGATTCTAATTCTGATTTATAACTTGTGTTAATGTTTACTGATTTATGAGCAATTGTATATTGAGGTTCTTCATAGTAATCAACGTGAAATTCTTCTCTACCTCTTTCTTCAATGCACTCAACAAAAATCTCTATTCCATTCAATTCTTTTACAATTTCTCGTCTTTGAATTGCAAATGGAGATACCATACAAACAATAGTTATAATATCATTTTTAACTAAAAAACGGCAGCAGTTTTGTACCATTTCAACATTTTTTTTACGTCCTTCTATTGAATAGTCTTTGTTATTAAAAAGATCTCTGATTTCATCTCCATCTAGTATAACTACTTTTTGTCTGCCATTATGTAGAACATCAAGTTTTTTCTTCAATAAATTAGCTAGAGTTGTTTTACCTGCACCAGGTTGTCCTGTGAACCAATATAAATTGTGTTCAGGAATGTTGATTATTTTTAATTTTTTCATTCTTATTTTTTTTCAAATATAATTATTTTTTTGCACGATTATACAAGAAGCTATTTTTTTAATCATTTTTATAAATAAATATTTCTTCTACAGGTTTATTTAAAACATTAGCTATTTTAATTGCTATAGGTAAACTGATACATCTTCTTTGGCCATTTATAATTCTAGAAAGATGACTAGTTCTACCATCTAATGCTAAATCAGCTAATTCTTGTTGACTCATACCTATTTCATCTAAAATCATTCTTATTTTATTACTATGTAGCTTTTCTTTTGGTTTTTTCTCTTTTTCCATTTTCTTTTTGTGTATTAAAGTTCAACGTGTTGTTTTTTTGTATTGTTATTTGATTTGCGTCAAAATGCCTTATTTTACCATCATTAAACGAAGCGCAAACCCATATTGTGTTTTCATGAATACCATAATCAATAATAAATAATGCTTGACACTTACCAAATTCAGTATCAACTATTAATACTTGTTGTATTTCGTGTATTGCTGTCATCATCATTTTTTTCTAATAAATAATATCCTGTTTTTTGGTGTTCTCTTATACCAATAGGTTTATTTTCTAATTTGCTTAGTAAATCAATAATTTCACTTTTTGTAAAACCAGTTATTAAAATACCTTTTTCGTCAGAAAATCTAAATGAAGTATAATCATCAAAGTTTATATAATAGTAACTATCATCTACTGTTTTTTTCTCAACTATGACTTTTATTTTATATAAAATCAAACGCTCTAAATTATTAACTTCTTCTTTGATTTTTTTTGAAGAGTCCATTAAATTCAAAATAGTTCTTTTAGAATGCAAAACAGTAGCGTGATCTTTATTTCCAAATTCTAATCCAATTCTTTCTAAAGTAAAATTAGTATACTTGTTGATTAACAACATACCTATCTGCCTCGCGTAAACATATTCTCTCTTTCTAGTTTTATTAGAATTAAAATCATTAGGTAATGAAAAATGATTCATCAAAGTACTTTTAGTTACTTCACAAAATAGGATATGATTTCCAATTTTTTTATTCTTTTTCATTTCTTTAAATAAAGTTTTTTTATCTTTCATTTTTAAAAAGGTGTTTCTTCATCATCAAGATTTTCAAAAAAAGACAAATCTTTAACGTGATCATCTATAAAAAATTGACTATTAGGCTTAATTGCATTACTTCTAGTTGAATCATAAATATCTTCTTTATCAAAACTATTTTTTAAATCTAAATTAGTGATCTTTGTTTGTTCATGAATAAATTTCAATGGAATTTCTCCTAATTCACCATTTCTATGTTTAGATATTATTAACATGAATAAACCATGAGTATCAAATGACTGATTAGCTATTTCATAATTATCAATTCCATAATATTCTGGTCTATAACAAAATAAAACCATATCAGCATCTTGCTCAATTTGTCCTGATTCTCTTAAATCTTGAAGCATAGGTTTTTTGTCAGGTCTTGACTCTACAGATCTACTTAATTGAGATAATGCAATTACTGGAATATTCAATTCTTTTGCTAAACTTTTTAAACCTCTACTAATCTCTGCAATTTCTTGTTCTCTAGAGTTTATTTTTAAACCTGATCTCATTAACTGTAAATAGTCAACTACTATTAATTTGATGTCATGCTCTTTTTTAAGTTTACGAGCTTTACCTTTTAGATCTAGTAAAGATATATTAGGAGTATCATCAACAAATATTTTAGAATCAACCATTTTTTGAGCTTTAGTTGATATCAATGTAATTTCATCTTCGGATAACTGTTTTTTTACAATTTTAGAAACATTAACTCCTGATAAATATGATTGCATCCTAGATACTAATTGCTCATTTGACATTTCAAGAGAAAATATAGCTACTGAATTACCTAATTCTAATGAAGGATACATACACATAGATATTGCTATAGCTGTTTTACCCATAGCAGGTCTACCTGCAAGAATAATTAAATCGCTATCTTGCCAACCATTAGTTACATTATCTAAAGCATTTAAACCAGTTGCAACTCCTGATTTTTGCTTTGTATTGATCATATCATAGCTTTTATTTAAAATCTCTGTATGAATATCACCTGCTTGTTTTATTTCGTAGTTAACTACTTTTTTTAAAGCATTGTCAAGATTGGATTGAGTCTCATTAAATACATCAAAAACGTCTTCAGTTGGATCCATTGACTTATTAATGGCTTTAGAACCAATGATAATTAGATTTCTTTTTAAAGCATCTTCTTGTAGTATTCTAATATGATGTTCAATATTAGCAGAAGAAGCCGCTCTAGATGTAAGAGATGCTATATATTTAGCCCCTCCTGCTTCATCTATCTTATCTTCTTTTATAAGGTGTTTTACTAACGTAACAAGATCAACAGGAATGCTTAATTTATATAATGTTACTATTGACGAAGCAATTAACTTGTTTTTTAAATCATGAAATAAGTTAGGACTAAATTCACTAATTATTCTATCAATAGCAAACCTGTCTAATATTATTGATCCTAAAACAACTTCTTCGACATCAATGTTTTTTGGTAGTTCAATTATCTCATTTATGATATTTTCTTTTTGTCTTTTCATAGTGATTAAAATCCTAATAACTTACTGTTTGATTTTACAGAAGAGCTTTGTTTTGTTTCAACATTAGCTTTATTTATTTTGACCCAATAGATAAAGTGTTTTGAATAATCTCCTATGTGTTTATGCTTTGTTTCTGTAGCTTCTTGCTCTTTAATGAATATCTTTATAAGATGATGGATATCATCAATAGAGAGTTTATTTTTCATTGCTACAACCTCGATCATTGATCTATTACTTAACAACTGTTGTTCTATTGCGTCATGATTAATTTTATCTTCTATTTTAATATGTTTATTGTCAATAAATAGATTCCATTTATCATAAAACAAAATGTTGTTTTCATCAATACTTATCAAACCTGATTTAGATAATTTAATGAATATAATTTTCCACTTTGAGTAATTTTTTACATCTTTTATAGAAATACTAAATTGATCTAAATTTTCTTGGCTGACATACTTATCTTTAAAATGAGCATAAATACAATTGATATACAAACTTTTTTCTTGAGAACTTAAATCAATTAAAGCTAATTCAAATATTTGCTCTAAAGTTTCTAAAGTGATGATACTAAAAACTCTTTTTACCATCGTTTTGTCCTAAAAAATCATTATATAAATGCAGATTACTTGTAAAGTGATAATACCAACCTACTTCAATACCTACTTCATTTGCAACCATTTCTAATAGTTTAGAAAAACAATATTGATCATTACAGAAACCGTACCAAAGATCATTTGATCTCATATTAACAGTCATGCATAGTTTGTTTTGAACTATTTGAAAATGAGCAGACAAAGTACATGGTGTATCATATGCATAGTTAGATATTTCTTTACCATCATAAAAAGTTATAACGGCTTGTCTAGTGTCTGTTTTATTGACTTTGCTAAATATAAGTTGATCAATGATTCTATCTAATTGACTAGATCTAACCCATTGCCAACCATAATTCGATTGAACATTGCCTTGTGGATCCATGTGATTTTTCCAGATAGGTGCTCGTTTAGATATTTCTTCAGCGTTTTGATTTGCTGATAAATACCATTGCCATTCAGCTTCTGCATAGTCTTTGTTCCAATTTCTGTATTTACAAGTAATATTGTTGTCTAATGGGTTTTCGATTGCAAAACCAACATTAAATATTGCCTTTGTATTACCAAAATCTTGAGCTATAATAGGTTCATGAATAAGATCATAAAAGAACTCAAATGCGTGATTTGCGTTTTTAAATTTTGACATTATTCTGCATTTTTAACAAAACTACCATTGACCATTGAACCGCTTCTTTTTGAAATAACTTCATAAGCTGAGTTTATGCAATCTTCAATTTTAACACCACCTAAGTGAGCTAAATTTGTAAGTACAACGATGCAATCACCTATAGCATCAATAAACTCATCATGATCTTCTTTGATAATTGCTTTTGCTAATTCACCGGCTTCTTCTTGTAATTTTATATATTGAGTTTTAACATCTCCTTTTGCATATAAACCACGTTGTTCTGCCCAATTTCTAATATGTTGAAATTGATTGTCAAATACTTTTCCATCTAATAATTGATCAAGGTCTGTTTGTAGTTGTTCTGCTGTAAATGGTTTACGAATTACTAATTCAACTTCATGTTCTTTAGGTAAACCTATTTTTGGCATATCAAATATTTTATTGAATTCCATATCGGCATAGTATGTACTGCCATTACGAGACTTGTGGTATCTCATGAATAACTGATAATCAGGATAAAATAAGTGAACCATTTCAGGTAGATTTGAATCCAGCTTCTTTATTTGAGTAGCTGAGATTGTGCATTTTTTGTCTTTTGCGCTTGCTAATGTGTGTTTGATTTTCATGTTTATTTATTTTATAAGTTATACAAATATACAATTTTTATTTCCAATTTCTATATGAATCAATTAAATTTTTATCAAAATTTTCAGGCTTCTTTATATTACCTGCAACGTTCCAGAACCAAACATCTTTGCCTGAATTTTTAGGTACATATTTCCATCCTTTTCCATCGTAACTTGGTACAGTATTAAATCCTGGTAAATTTTCATCTTTTTCATTTTTCAAAAATGGCAATGGTTCAGATATTATTTTAGTTCTACCTAACTCACCTTGTTTCATGTTTCTAGCTACACAAACACCATTCATATCAGTGTTTGGAAAACCTATCTGAAGACCTCTAGTTAAGACACCAGTAGAAACTACAGACCACATTTCTTCAGGCTCTTTGTAATTTTTAAGGATATTTTCACAAGTTCTAACAAAACCAGCTATGGTATGAGGATGATTTAAACCAAATGGCAAAAATTCAAATCCATTTTGATCTGCATATTTTTTTGCTAATTTGTTGAGATTTGGCATAGCTGCAATTCTTTCAAAAATCACGTCTTTTGGACCCATATCAATAATATGGGATTGATGATCAGATATTTCTTTGCAAGCTGGCATAAAAAATATTACTTCTTTATTATAAAGTTTTGCAAGTTCCATTATTGCAACACCTGCATGACCGACTCTTGGTACTACGTAAACTAATGTGTTCTTTTTTACTTGAGAAACTAAAAATTCACCTGCTCTTGATTTTGTGCCTCCTTTTAAAACCAAATCTTCTCTAACAACTTTGACGCCATCGTGCTCTACAATAACGGGATCTGGCAATAAAGATTTAAAATTTTCAGTTAGTTTAAGATAAGCATCTCTGTTTGGATATATGACATTGATTTCTTTGTTTACGCCATCAATTATGTGATTATTATGAGCCATGTTATTTTAGATTTTTAGCAAATTCGTAATACTTTTCTTCACCTAATGTTTTTTTAAGAATTGAATTATTTTTCATTTCGACGCCATTGTTTTTTACAATATGATGTTGAGATTGATATTCTTGAAAATATCTAACTAGATCGCAATTTCTTGAGTCTTCACAGTCAATAGGAGTTAGATTGTATCTTTTTGATTGAAATTGAAGAACATCGTTGATATATTCAAACTCTGATATTTTTGTGATTTTTGGAAATATTGCTTTTATACATTTTTGAGCATTTGTTCCTGCATATACCATTCCAAATCTATTTACCATTTTAGGAAAATATTCAGCTAAATCAGCTGCAAAAGCAGTTAAAACAAAGTTTTGTTTTTTGAATCCTTTTGAATTTAACCACGCATTACCTTCATCAGTAATTTGATAAATATCTTTTTGACCTGTTGAAGCAAAATTATATAAATGCTCTACTAATTCTTTTGAGTATTCTAATATGAACTTTTTTAGATGGTTTGATTGTAAATTTTCAAATGAGAACTGAGGTAATAAATAACCTTTGTTGTCAGTAAATGGCTTATTCAGAGCTTTCAGATCATTTAACCATTCTTGATAAGTGTATTTACCTTCTGTAATTGAATTAACTATCCAGAAGTTTCCAAAACCATGTGTACCATGAAAAGAACTAAATAGATCATTTGACTTTGGTTTGTAATTAATACCTGAGCCGCATAATCTAAAAAGATAAAAAAGCATAAACCAATCAATATCATTTTTAATTTCATGATGAGTAAAATGATGGCCATTGCCTTTTACATCTTGTTCTTTTCTCCAAACTGCTTCTGTGAATGAGCAAAACGCTGCATATTTCCTTGATCCCATATCATATATAGGCACATTAAAAATAAGATCATCATTTACTGCTGATTTAAAATCACCTTGAAAAGGTTTTTTTTCGATCACATGGTTTTCCATTAACATGCTCCTGTGATGATATTCATCTAAAGCTTCTAATAGCTTTTCGTTTATTTCAAATGAGTAATTCATCAGAAAAGTGTTAGTTGTTTTGCCATATTTCTTATGTAATATGCTGGCCTAATGTGAACTGATTGTTTTGGCTCCATGATATCAAATGAAAGATTTCCTTTTTCATTCAGAAATTCTGTTGGCCATTCAATGTTAGGCAATCCTGAACTCAACATGATTTCATTTGCAACCAATCTTAATTCTTTTCTTAACTCAATTGATCCAAAAAAGTTTTGACCTTTGTATTGACCAGATTTTGGTATTTTACGTGATTCGTCTTCTATTGGCAATAATTGAGTAATTGTGCTATTGTATTTTGAAGCATATTCGCAGTATCTTTTAAATAAATCTTTCGTTGCTTCAACTGGATTTGCTTGACGAGCTAAGTGAAATCTTAAATCAATATTGCCGAAGTAAAAAATAATATGTTTGTAATGACTTAAATCTCTTTCTTGTTTTAAAAATCCATGAAGAGTTTTACCGTCATTTCTACTTATCGTATAACTATCATTAGGCCAAACAGAAATAGAATGAGAATCACCTATAACTAAGTTGTCTCTATCAGGAATTGATATTTCTTTTATATTTTTAAAATCATCGAATTCATGAATTTTTCTTTTTATTGAAAATTGATTCAATTGAAAACCATCAAGGCTAAGAATATTGCCTTTGAAGTCATTAAGCTTTCTTGATCTTATTAACACTTCATTGTTAATACCTCCAATAATATTAAATGATCCTGGTTTGAAATTAACTCCATGATAAACGATCAAATAATCATAATCATCCCATTTATCTTTTTCTGTTAATACTTCTGCATCAAATAATTTTGAAACAATATCTACCATACCTGCAGAATGCGAGTTCATAGATGTAGCAGGATTATTTAAAATCCCAACGATTCCTTTTTTCATAGCGTTTTTTTTAATGTTAGTAGTCAGGGCAGGAGTCGAACCTGCATGGAGCTTATCCCTTGTTTCTACTTCTGCTCAATAGGACCTACGGCCGATAGCCTATTCTATTGCATTTTCGTCTACTAGCGTCTACCATTCCGCCACCTGACTAATAAAGATTATACTTTTTTAACTGAAAATTTACCTAGATTATAACTTCCAGAATCCATTAATACTGACTTTTGCCAATATGCTAAACTTCTTGAATTAAAAGTCCATTCTTGAATTACCTTTTTACCTGATTGATAAATTAGTTTGTACATGATTATTTGTTTTTATTGTGATGATTGTTTAATGCTCCTAAATATGCAACAGCATCTAATAAGTTATCTTCTTTGTGATTATATGATTCTCTGGAAAGCTTTAGTGCTATCATGCACAAATACATGTCTTTAGCTTCGATGTTCTTTCCTGTGATAAGAGATGCGATTTCAGCGGCCTTTTTCATTCCTTCATCGAATGGACCATACATTCTTTCTTTTTCTTCTGATCTTTCATTAACAATTTGATCAGCTTCTTTTAAAATATTCATAGCGTTTATTTTTTTGATTCTTCAATAATCTCTTCAATATCATTTACACATCTATAAACTTCACTTATTTCACTTCCGCCTTCAGAAATTTCAGTAAGACAAAGCCAATACAGGTCAACGATTTGTTCTTTAAGATCAGGATAATTTTTGCAATTTTCAATTACAAATTGCTTTAGTTCTTGAGTGTTTTGCATAGCATTTTTATTAAAGTTATTGTACAAATATACACTTTTTGCATATAAGTACAATTTTTTAAAAAAAAATTACT